TAGGTTCTTCCTCTTCATCTTTCTCTTTAGGTTCTTCATCCTTTTCGTCTGCGTCACCGTCTGCCTCTTCTTCCTCGTCATCTGAATCCTCTTCACCCTCCTCCTCTGGAGCATCATCCGTTTCAGTTCCTTGAACTTTTTGTCTAAGATGATCTTCCTCATCGTCCTCACCCATTTGCTCCATAATAGTTTGGACCAACTCGGAGATATTACCAAGATCTTTAGGGATATTTTCGAAATCAATACTCTCTACTAAGGAGTACTCTTTTAAGCTATATCCTGCTGTTTCAAAGACTATTTGGAGGTAATCATTAACATCAATGCTCTCTACACCATTCTTAGTTTTAAGACTTTGTGCCACCTCATTAAGAACTCTTTTTTGAACACTTCCTTTAGGGGATAGTTTTGAAAGTGTTTCAAATATTACTACCTGTGTATTTAAAAGGCTTCTAAATGAAGGGACATCTTTAAGGTTGTTAATGTTCACCCCATACTTCTCACTAAGAAGATTAGAGAAGAGACCTTTGATAGGTTTCTTCATTTCAAAGACAGTAGATACGAACTTTTTAATATCCTCTTCCTTAACCGCATCAATTTCGGAAATATAAAGGCTGTTTTTTACACTCTCAAAGAGATGCTTTTTAGAAGCTAGTGCAAGATAAGGAATATGAGAGATAGACTCCACTAAGGTAGTTGCGATTTTTTCTTTGTTCTTCTCAAAAACTAAACTAGCAAGCCGATTCATTTCCTCGCTCACGCCCCAAACAGTGTTAAAATTATTCTTAGATTCTAAGAGTTCTTTTTTAATAAGTTCTTGCTTACAGATCATCTCATATATAGAGTCGCTGACATCGGTATGGGGACGGTACGGATTTAAGCTTGTCAAATCTTCATATGAAATCTTCTCAAAGTTAAAAGCTTTAGCTACCGCTTCCGATAGGACTGCACCATTTTGAAGTTCAGGGATATCTCCTAGGTTTTCTTTATTTTCTTTAAGAAATTCTACGACTTGCGGGATAATCTCAATAAAATTAGCAAATTCAGTACTCTCAATAATTCTATTAGAACTATTAAACTTCTCAGACTCCTCACGGAGTTTCTGTTTTACCTGATCAAATTTTAACCTGTTCTCCCAAACAGAGAGGAGATTAGAAAAACTAGAATCAGCATCCCCCCTTTTATCCTCATATATCTTTTCTATGAATTGAGACACTTTAATACCTACGATGTTATCAAACTTTTCATCGTCTGTAAATAGTTCCGCATCTTCAACCTCAATATCAGAAAGAAGTAAATCCTCGTGTAAAGAATAAGTTGCTTTTATAACCTTATTACTCTCAGTTAAGTATAGTACCTCCTTATTTGCATCATCAATAGAAAGAAGTGCTACATTCTCTCTTAGGGACCTTCCTAGGCTGTCAGCGGCCTTTAAAAGGTGGTTTACCTTCTTTTGCCGATTTTCAAAAATTAGATCAAACATAGTTTACCTTTTGTTATATATTATATATCTTCCCCAGAGGCAGTCTTTTTAGATTGTTTCGTTATTTTTTCTAAAATTCTCCTCATTATAGCAGATTCTTTACTATCGTAGCCATTTTCTGTCATTAACTTCTTATTCAATCGTAACAATTGCTTATTTTCCGTGGAAGTAGGAGGTTTATTTTCGTTAGGTTCCTGCCCTCCCGCTTCAATATTCATGTTAGGTCCTGCCATAGCACCCGCTGGTTGACCTCCCTCATCACCCTGAGCCATCATCATTTCTTGTTGTTTTTCTAACTCCCTAGCTAACTCTTCCTTAGTTCTTTCAATTTCTTCATCACTCATATCGTAATATTCTTTATAAATAGTATCAGTAGAAAACAACTCTAGTCCTTTAACAGCCTGAACCACCCTGGTCTTTTGTTCATCAATATCCAGCTTCCGCTTAGTAAACATATCAGAGGGATCTGGAAGTTGAATCCTGAGTTCAGAAATTAATGATAAGGGGAAATCTTTTAGGCGTAGATGTCTTTTTGCTATTTTTTCTAAACCTATTTCTATAGTGGACTGAACCCTTTGTATAGTTCTAGCAAATTTAACATCTAGTTGGGAGAGATTAGCTTTTCTTTCAGGAGATTGATCTTTCTCTACAATGTAATCTTTAGGTACTTTAAGAGAGGCTAATAGTTTATCTCTAAAATACTTCACATCATCAACTTCTCCTAAGTTTTGAGCACCAGGAAGAGTTTCTATTTTAGTTCCTTGATTACCTTTGATAGGGACAAAGAAATCTTCATCTGCACTTAATGGATTAAATCTAGAATCAATTCCTCCCTGATTAGTATTGTAGAATTTTTCCTTCTTAAACTTTTGCTTAACACGCTCCATAAACATCTCAGCCTTTGCTGTAGGCATATTACCTACATCAATATAAAAGATACGCCTCTCAGGGGCTCTAGCCAGCCTATAGACAAGCATAGCATCTTCCATCAGCTTTAACGATCTATAGATTCTTACAGCAAGCGCAGCTATTGATTTTCCGTAAGGATAAAAAGCGGGATCTGAAGTGAATAATCTAAATTCTACAATTTGATTTTTATCTAAAGTAATATACTTAATCTTCTCCACACTAGGAGAAGTAGACCAACTAGCATCTCCTTGATCTGGGATCTCTTGTAAGAAATCAGTAAGGTAACCAAATTCGTTTTCAACTCTAATAATATAGTTAGGATTAAGTATCTTTATTCTTTGTATACCTGCGCTACGCATATTAATATCTAAGACAGTCTCAATAAAGCAATCTCCATATTTTACAGTGTTTCTGCAAATATCCCAATAAAACCTGTCTAGTTTTAACTTTTTAAAAAGCTTATTAACCTCATTAACAACTGTCTCACTGTCTGATAGGATTGTCCACCTATCCCCTTTAATATTTTTTTGAGTACTATCGTCTGCGTAGATATCAAATGCAGCCCCTATTTCGGGGTAGGTATCCATATCTTCGTATGATTTATATCTATTGCGCCTATTTCTTTCTACTTCGGGGAAATAGGGTGCGCTCTTCATCATGCTGAATCCGTGCGCTTGACCTCCCTCTGGCTTTACTACATCAGTAGTAACAACCGTATCCCCTGCTAGACCTGAATTTTTTTCTAGGTTAGCAATGTAAGGCTCTGCTTTTGTTGCGAAAAACTTTGAGAAAAATCTACCTAATATACCTGTTGGGTAAAAGTAAGCAGAGCCCGACCTTTGACCAAGAGCGGTCCCGAAAGAAGTTGCCCCGATACTATCTTCGTTAACCTTCTCTGGTTCTAATTCATCAGCCATTTTATATCCTCCTCTGTCACTCCACCGTATGATTTAAGTTTTACTTTACTAGATTTCATCATTACAGGATCCTTTTTCTCCACACCTGATCTGGAATGCTCCACGGGTGTATTTTCTATTAAGGTATTAATACCGTATATTGATAATGCTAAACTCATAATAAGATCATCATGCCTATTCTGTTCAGCCTCTGCTTTCCCTGACGGTTTAATAACAAAAGTGTTTAGTTCATGTACTGTTCTTTGAGAATTTATTTTTACTATGTTAGTTCTTATAGCTTCTTCTAAATTAGCTAACAGTTCTTCTCTATTTTTAGTTGTAACTTGGAAACCTAGACTTCCTGATTCATCTTCCCATAAATTCTCATATTCTAGAATATTAAACAGCCAATCTATTAAGTTATTTCCAATAGTGTTTCTTTCAACTATTACATAAGCAATATTATATCTATTAGCCTCTTCTGAAATTATTTTAGCGAACTCATTAATAGGTGTCTTATTCGAATAAAACTCAGCAACCTGCTCTCCATTATATAAATTCAATACTTGAAAGGCTGAGTAGTCTCTATTCCTTCCTAGTGCTGTATCAACCCCTATTACATATTCGTAGAATGGGTCTGCATCTTTCCATACTCTCATCCTATTATTATACTTACTATAGAAAGTTTCGTTTATATTTTCTGTTAATATTTGTAGATTACTACCCTCGATAAAGGTGTCACCTGTACCTAAGAACTCACACTCATATTCTTGGAGCCATTGTTTAAGAGGCATATTAGAACGAGTTACTTTCTCCCAGGTATCAACACTCAACCCCCGTTCTTCCATAACCTCATAGAGATTTTCATACCCCTGCTGCCTAGAATACTCAGGATGACTCTTCCAGTTAATATCAATTGCATTGAAAGAGTTTAAATTCTCTAAAGCTCGATGATAGGTTTCTTCGTACCAATTTCCCATACCATTGACAGTAGAGAGGATGAAGGCTCTTCCTCCTGTAGAAATGATTGGATAGACAGCAGCCCAAATAG